CGAGGGTGGATACCACTGCTTGAGTCCACAAGCTGTGATACTGTCCCACTTGGTTTGACACAGGTGATTGCTGTGCTTTGTGGGATTCCAAAGATTGCTGCCCACTCTTTGTTTGTTTCGACTGCGACTTCTCTGAGTGCTGTAAGTGTTTTGTCAAGTCCATGTTTCTTTCCACTAGTCAGTTCGTTATCCATTATCCCTGTAAGGCTAACACCTAGTAGTCTCTCCTCTTCAGTGTTGTTCTTCCATACCTTACGCAGATAAGGGAACTTAGTTAAGGTAGACTGTGCTGTACCAAGTATAGTCGCAAGCATTACCTTCCTCTTCAGATCTTCAAACTTATCTTTCTCTCGTATCACTACTTCCGTTAAGTTACAGAACTGATAAGGTCTAAGTATTATTTCACTGCAAGGATTAGTACCAAACTCATGGTCAGCATCTCTCCTGCCAAACTTCTTTGCCTGTTCCTTTGCAGATGTTCTATTAAATATGCCACGCTCTCCTGACTTAGACTCCACAAGAGATGTCCACTCACGTAGGAATGTCTCACCATCAGGCTTGGCTGTGTAGCATACAGAGTTGTTAGCCAATGCCATCTGTGGTGTTGTCTCCCACCACTGTCCTGACTTAGCGTGTCGCATACGTCCATCAGATAGATTAGACAAACTAATCATAGCAGACCTACGCACACCACCTGACACTACAACTTCTCCAACCTTGCACATTAAGTTGTGACAGTCGTAACTTGACAATTTGCGTCCCACGTTTTCCTTAAATAAAACTGTTGTAAAGTTAAATAAATCAACCAAAGGTCCTGGACCTGACGCTCTACCACCAAATATCTGTAGCCTAGAACCTGCAGGTCTAATCTTTGATACATCCCAATGGGGAGACTCACCCATATAAAGGTGTCCTATCAGTTTGCGTAGTGCTTTTGCCCATCCTTCTTTACTATCCTGCACCTCTATAACAGTGTTCACCTGCTCTATTGTTTGTGGTATCTCAGGTAGTTGATCAACGTACTGTCTCTCCACAGAGAACCCAACACCTGTACCACACAACAGTATATACATCGCTTCATCAAAAGACTTTGGATCATCAACAGGTAGATAGCTACAGTTATACCCTGCAGTGTTGTCTCGCTCAAGGGCAAGACCTGCTGTCATCAATGCTCTCATAGATGGCATAACTTCTAGTTTAGTTATAGCATCTTTTAACTGTGGTATAGGCAAGTGTCCTTTAACTTTTAACGACATAAAGTCAACGTACCTGTTGACAGTTTCTTCCCATGTTTCTCTTCTGTTTTCGTTTGGTAGCCACCTAGCGTACCTAGATATAGCTATAAATTTTTGATAGTCGTTCATAGTCTTGTCACCTTTATGCTGTTAATTTCAATGTCGTCAATGTCGTAAAGAAGATCTTTAACTATATCAGATATAACTTTTTCGCCTTCTTTTTTCTTAGATGCTGCATCGCAGGTTACAGGAAGATGACTAGACTCATCGTCTATCTCTACCTCTGCTGTAATTTTAAACTTCATCCTAGCATACTCCTGTTATCAATATCTCTAATCATTGCTTTAAGATACCACTCTGCCTTTTTTAAATCTTCAATGCCGTTTTTGTAGCGCCAACGATGGAGATATTTTATCACATTACCCTGACAATAGGAAGAAAACTCTCCGTTTAATTGCTGTCGAATATAGTCAATACACTCCATGCCACCGTTGTTGTAGTGTGGAGGGCTGTTAACTGTGTCTACTTCCATTTGCTCAGTGTCCCTAGTTGTATTCGCTTCTTCTTTTCTGTCAACCATTTTTTAGGTATCTCCTTATCTGTCCATTTGAATCCGTATTTGTCACACCAATCACAATACCTAGTCTTTGATCCTTTGTTGATAGCGTTGTATGCGTTCTGAAACAAGAAGCGTATATCTAACTCAGGATACTGCTCCTGTATTAACAAATGTTTTACTCTGTCTCTTGGTCTGAACCATCCTTTCGCCTCAATAATAATACCATTGTTAAGAACAAAGTCAGGCTTATAGAGTCTAAACATTTGTACTGCGTATCTGATGGACATCTTTTCATATCTAATCCTTTGCTTGAGGAGGCGCAACTCTTTAGCTACGCTCTCCTCAAACTTGCTCCTAAATTGTATCTTGGGCATCAGCTAACTTTACATAGTTTATCAACGGTGGGTTAGCTGACTTAGAAACTTTTGATGGTAGAACTTTAAGATCCCAACACTTATCTCTGTAAGAACAGAAGCTACACTCAATGCCTAGCTTAGTATTACCACTAGGTTTGCCATAGTAAGTTTCTGCTACAGGTTCATAGCATCGCTCAAATGGCTCGTCATTATTTATGTAGTCTATAGTGTTTTGTATCTTCCCCATCTCTTCTTCAGTATCTACATTACTAGCACTGACATATTTAAAGTTTCCGTTTGCCTTGTTTATAACCCACCATCCACCGACAGGAACACCTTTCGCTTTTGCGTAGCCAACGAGTTGTGACACATACCCAAAGCTGTCTTTGCTCTGTAGTGTTTCAAAGTCTATGAATTTGTTTTCGTATGCCCAAGGAGAGGCTGACTTAACATCGTCAACCTTTCCATTTAATACAAGATCGTATGTCCCATCAACAGACATATCCTTCAGCTTTAGTGACACCTTTTCACTATCGCCAAACTCTACTTTGGATGCTCTCAATAGCCCCTTGAAAACAGCCTCAATGATATCCCCCAATATCATGTTGATGAGAAAGTAGGGAGAATCAGAAATCTTTTGATCAGGATGGTTCTTATCAAACCATAGCTGACACTTCTTACGTCCAATGTTAGACATACGAAGTCTAAACTTCCTCTTCTCCCCTGAGAATTGACGACTCAAAGCATCCCTTACATCCTTGGACACGAGGTCAATAGTATCCTTACCCATACTAGCTTTGCCTAGCATAATGTTTTGTAAGAAAGAATGAATCGCCACTTCTGCAGGATGGTTCATAAGCTACTCCTCAATCTCAACAATCTTGGAGGCGATATCGTCTTCCTGATCAGACAGTTCCTCAGGTCTACGATGCTCCTCCCACTTGCTGATTGTTATTGAGTTCATAGCCTCAACCCACTCAACAAAGTTATTCAACACCTCTTGGTCATCAGTGGTAATCTCTACTACTTTACCTAGAGTAGGCTTCAACACAGCATAAGTTGCGCCACTAGGTATACTCTTTACTTCTGAGCCAAGATGTAACAGGTGCTGAATGGGAAGCCTGTTCTTTCTCTGAATCTGATTAAACATATCGGTCATAGCCTTGAAGCTATCCCTATTTTTAATCCTCATCAGAAAAGGAAACTCTTTAACATCCACAGGTTTACCATCGGCATCCTTAGCTTTGTCGAGTTTACACAGACCGAATACAACCTTGAACCTATCAACAGATCGCATAAGGTCTTGTGTCTCTTGTGGCAACGCCTTGAAGTCCTTGACATAACCTGAAGGTCTACCACAGTTGAACGTACCGTAGTTGTCCTTCAGATCGCCATTCAAAGACGTTGCCATTACAGTTCGCAACATTCTCCCTTCCCCCCCATCAGGCTTTTGATAATGCTTATCATAGCGCTGAAACTGAAAGCGTTGCATAAAGGGACGGATCGTCACCTTGTCACTGTAATATATTGTATCGTCAGGGAAGGTCACAGAGAAAGCACCTACTTTGACTATAGCTACTTCCATAGCCTCGCCCTCTACTTCCTTTGTACCCATCACGTTCTGATGAACTTGTTTGATCTCTGCTAAAGCTGATGTGCTTTTTGCAGGAGCGTTTGACATCCCCATGATTTCTGCCAAGTCAGCAGGGGATTTACCAATTATGTCTAATGCGTTTTCCATATGTGTTTTTTACTCCTATTATATTAAACGAATATTATCAGACTACATCTTTAACGTCAAGCCAATTATCACCTATTTTTGATTCTAATAATAACGGAACATTGACATCGATATTATAGTAGGATTCTACTATTGCTTTTAAGTTTTTATTTACACTATCTATAATCCCTAGAACGTCCTTCTCCTCTAAAGGATGAACATCTAAGACTACAGAATCATGCACACTATTTACTAACATACTCTTGTAACCATTTAATCTAGTCTCTATCTCCAACAATACAAGAGGAACTATATCTGCTGTGGCAAAACCTTGAACAGGATAGTTTTTAATCATGGTAAAGTGTGTTGGAGTTCCACTTGCCCTTCTCTCTACTTCAGGGAAAGCATACTGCCTACCTGAAGGTATCTTTATTCTGCCAAGATTGATAGCCTCATCCCCTAATTTTTTGTGCCACTTGGCTATCCCTTTATATTTATCCATAAAGTGTGTGTAATATTCTGCCTCAGCTTTTGTTCTACCAAACCCTGTAGCTCCGTAGAGAGGCGCAAAGGTATGTGCCTTAGCTTCTTGCCTAGACGTAGGTTGCCCTGCCTCAGTGATGATCTTTGCCGTGTAGGAGTGGACATCAAATCCTGTGGACACTTCTTCCATAGCAACTTTGTCTTGCGATAATAATGCTGCCACCCTAAATTCTAGCTGTGCAAAGTCTGCCTCTAGTATCTTACCTTTCATACCAAACGCACCACCACTCCACCGTGAGACAAACACCTTCTTAACAGGGAACGTACCACCTCTAGGCATATTCTGCATATTAGGATTGCGTCCACTGAAACGTCCTGTGGCTGTGACATGCTGTGTAAGACTAACGTGAAGCATACCATCGTCTTTTGTGTAGTGTTCTATGCCATCAACAAAGGCTGAGAGATAACTTGACACAGCACTTTGTCTCTTTAGGTCTGTCAAAAATGCCTCTGCCTCTGACATCTCCATAGCCTTGGCTATATTGATAAGCTGTTCAAGGTTTCCCTTGCTTGTAGAGAACCCATTAGCACTGAGCCACGCTTTTGATGGAGGAAAGAACCCTAGTCCTGCCATTTGTTTTAGCTTAGTAAGCTTATACCCTCGTGTATTACAGGCTGTGCATCGATTTGGTTTGGCAAAACGTGTTCCATCCTTTTTAGTTTTGAACACCTTGCCCCTTCCGTTGCAAGCTTGACACACACTAGCCTTTGTTTTAACCATCATAGCACTATTGTCCTTGACAGCCTGTTTAAATTCTTCTTTGTCCTCCACGTTTTCAAAGACAACTGCCCATTTTTTCTTGTCGTACAGTATCCTAGAGTAAATAACTTGGCTGACCTGCTCAGGAGAGTTAAGATTTATAGGTGTGTCACCCATTAAGTCCTTGACTTTTGCGTTTAACCTGTTTTCTATCTGCAACAACTCGTCCTCAAACTGTTTTCTCACCTCTTTTAGTGCCGTTTTGTCTATGCTAAAGCCATTCATGTACATTTTGGTTAAGGTTTTGCACACTTTGTTAGTGGTATCTCTTACATTTACCAAGGATTCCGACTCAGATTTGTTGTACTCATCTAGTAAACGCCAATATAAAGACCTAGTAACCTTTAAATCCTGCTCAAGGTACATCGATAGTTCCCCTAAGGGTATCTCATCCGTCTGAAAACCTCTTCTAAAGTAATCCTTTAGTGTATCAGACTTCTTCATGTCTAAATTGTAGCGTATTGCACAGTTTTCCAGGCTGACAGAGCCTCTCTGACCACGCTGTAGTATGTAATCTCCAAGCATTGTATCAAAGATTTCCCCATCATACTTAAAACCACACGCCCACAACCACTGCAAGTCATACTGTAGGTTATGCCCTATCAATAACGTGGTATTGTCAAGCACTCTTTGTAGTCTTTGCTGTGCATCATCGTCCTCTATGACCTTCTCCTTATGATCAAAAACAAAAACTGTTTTCTCCTCCTCCCTAAGATGATCCATAATACCTACGAGTGTCAAAGAATTGTCAGGCTCAAAAGGATCTAGGTGTACTTTGCCGTTACGTTTAGTTGTCGTGTTTTCCACATCAAGTATTATCTTCATGCTGAGTACCTTCCTGTTTCTACATCTAGCTCAACATGGACTGCACCATGCCAACCTGTTAACTTGTTCTTGGCTAATCGAATGTGTCGCTGAGGATCGTTACTGTCCTGCCCTTCAATGTCAGGGTTCTTACTAAGTAATAACATTAAATCTGCCTCTGCCGCCTTCCCTGTCTTACTGCCCTCAAGCATAGATTGATTTACATTTATCTTCCCCTCAGCCTCTGCTGATAGTTGGGACATCCAAATGATAACGCAATTATACTTTTTGGCAATGTTTCTTGCGTGAATTGCCGCCTCTTTCAGGTATATATCTGATCTTTCTGACCCTGCTGTTGCAAACTTGTCACCCATATCAAGCACAATGATGTCAGGGTTTATACTTTTAGCAAGCTGTTCCACGTAATCCATGTTCTTATCCGTAGCATCCTTTATAGATAAGAGATTTCTCAGAGGATCGTATCTCTCTAGTGCCAACTTCCTGTTCTCTAACACCTGATCGCTAGACATGTTTGACTTACAGTACAGGTATCTCAGACCAACACGCTTGTATGCCTCCTCATTACACAGCACAACACATCTTGCTCCCTGATCTATAAAGCCACCCTCAGAGGCAATAATACTAGCGTGAAAGGATGTCTTACCTGTATTAGGTCTAGCACCCACTATAACAAAGTGACCACCACTCAGCCCCTCCACTCGCCTACGCAACGAGGGTATATTAAACTTCCATTGAAACTTTAAGTTAAGATGTTCGACTAGTGTGTTGAAAGATATATCGTCACCCTGAAACCTAAAGCTAGGTGTAAAGTCGTCCTGATAATTATCCAAGATATTTCTAAGAGGCTCAAGGTTATTCTTTGTACCATTCACATAGTCAAACCCTATGTTGGCTACCTCTTCCCCAACCATCTGCTGAAACAACTTAGACAAAACTTCTTTAGCTATATCGTTGTTCATTGGCTCTTCCTTAGACAGCTTACTAAACAACACCTCAAAGGATGCCTTGTTCGCTGAGGTCATAGTGCCGTTGTCAGAGAAGAACAAAGCCTGTAGCTCTGTCAGGGATAAATTCCTCTCATGTTTTCCCATAGCCTCATCCAAAGTATTCTTAATCTTACGTGTATCTTTGCTGAAAAGTCTATCAGGACACTTACTACCTTTGTGATCCTCATAAAAATCTTTCTGCATTAAACTTCTAATTAGTGCTAGTTCTATCATTATGTATCTTCTCCTCTATTAATCCATTAATAAGACCCAACATCTTGTCAAAGTCTTCTTTACCTAAATTCTCTATGTAGAACCATTCGTTAGCTCTCTTACGGCTTAGTCCCTCAGCCAAAGAGTGAGCCATCTTTTCTGCCACACCTCTGTGCTTAAACTTTTTGTAAGTAACTATCTCGTAATCCCTGTGAGGACTACCTGTCTGATAGCTATTACATCTATCTGTAGACTCAATAGCTTTGCCTATCTTGTACCAATTACTCCACGCAGGATTCCTAAGTACGTACACTTCGCCCTCGGTAGACATAACATAGTTAACCAAAGAAGAAAATGCTGCATCGTTAAAAGACTTATATCTTCCAGGTTTATATAATGGATGCGTTCTAGATACGTATCTACCATCTACGTACATCCTTAACTTATTAACTATAGGGTTCTTTATAGTGTTTATGCTCGCTTGGTATGAGGCGTGACATCTGTTACACGTACTATGCTTTGTCCGTCCTTTGGAAACTGTGTCACCCACAATCAACTCCACATTACACTTACTGCAAAAGCCTTTAACCATTTATCATCTCCCTTAATTTGTCAAAATCTTTCTGACGTTTGTATTTTAGATCATCTTCTATGTGTAGTCCATAAACTTCTGATGGATCACAGTAACTTTTTAACTCTTTAGTATAATGAATAGTCTTACCAAGAGCGTCAGGATCAAGAGCCACAATAACTTTGTCAAAGGTATCGATGTATTCCTTATGCTCTTTCAACAGGCTCGTACCCAACAACGCTACTCCTGTTACGCCTATAAAGTTCTCTCCAATAACTGTAGCTGACACAACGTCCTCAACAACAACAGCTATACTCTTACTAGGTTTAATACAATAGGAATAATATTTTGCCGCCCCTCCATACTTATACCATTTAGGTTGGGCATTGTATAACGCTCTGCCTATTGCATCAACAACCCTACCATTCTTATGGATAGGGAATACAGCACGTTGACTTTTACAATCGTACAGCAACTCTATGTTTAAATCCCAACGTCTTTTAAAACGCTGTACGTAAGCGTTGTTACCATCCGTTATAAACTCAGGCATCTCAAACTTCTTAGGCGTTACCCTTTCCTCCACGCCCTGTATCTTATTCTTAATAGTGTCAACTAGCATAGGTGTCAGGGTAGCACCCTTAACGTCACAGCTATTCCTGTAACAGTTGTATATGATTAACCCTTCTTTGTTTGTAGCTGTAAACTTCTTAACTCCATTGCAGATAGGACAATCTAGTGTGAGTGTCTCCCCTTCCTTTACGTCTAGTCTTCTTATAAAATCATTACTAGGTTTGTTTACCATTGTTACTCTCTCTCCTTCCTAAAGCATTTGCTGCAGATTTATATGTGTGTCTAATGTAAGGACGCATTGACTGAGGTGAGTTGTGTCCTGACACAGCCATGATCTGTGTTGTGTCCACTCCTGCCTCCACCATCTCTGTTATAGCTGTCCTTCTCATATCCATTGCTGTTAATTCTTTTGGTAGTCCTGCTACCTCTTTCACTCTGTTTACCATCCTACCTATATCTACATCAGCATATATTATGTAGCCTCCGTTTCTAGGGTAGGGATGTGGTGCTACATACTCTTGAAAGCCAAAGTCTTTATGCTGTTGCTCCAACATCCTGTACATATTTATGTTAATAGGCAGGTGTACTTCTGCTCTCTTCTTTGATTGCTCAAGGTCAAGTCTATGCTCGTCAAAGTTTATGTTATCCCATTTGAGTGAACGCATATCGCCAATCCTTTGAGCAAATGTGTATGCCATTTGAACTATAAGACCTATACTCCTCCACTTGTACTCTGCGTAAGCTGTGTCACAAAATAGTCTGACTTGATCTGCTGTCCACATAACTTTTCGTGGTTGGGTCTGCATCTTCTTAAC